GATGAAGATGCTTTTAGTAGTGGAAGCGGTGCTGGAAGCTTTTCAGTTGATGACACTGTAACTGGTCTTAAAGTTTTTCGTGATGATTTGTTTGTATTTTGTGAAAACAGAATATTTAAACTAACAGGTACAAGTTCTTCAAACTTTGCAGTCACAGCAGTTACACGTGACATTGGTTGTGTTAACGGATTTACCATTCAAGAATTTGCTGGTGACTTAATATTCTTAGGACCAGATGGTTTAAGAACAATTGCTGGTACAGCAAGAATTGGTGACGTGGAACTTGGTACTATTAGTTCTAACGTACAGCCTTTATTTAAGGAAAATTTAGTAGATTCTGCTTCTTTTACATCTATAGTTATACCAGATAAAACACAATATAGAATATTCTTTAGCAAAGATGGAACTGAGCCAGCTACAATTGGTGTTATATGTGTGCTTAAACAAACAGGTTTTGAGTTTTCCCAGTTAAAAGGTATAAAGCCAAACTGCACAGATACAACTGTTGAAACAGGAGAAGTATTACCCATTCATGGTGGCTTTGATGGATTTGTGTACAGGCAGGATACAGGTGATACATTTGATGGTACATTAATATTTGCAAAGTATAGGAGTCCTGACCTGACGTTTGGAGACCCCGGCATTAGAAAATATATGCAACGTGTAAATATTAACTATGCACCAGAAACAACTATTGATGCAGATATGTTTGTACGCTATGATTACGAATCTGCACAATCTATCAGACCTGCAGCTTATCCTTTAGATAGTTTAAATGTAGCAGGTATTTATGGCTCTTCTAAATATGGAACTGCTAGTTATGGTGGACCTTCACAGCCAATTGTTCGTAAGTCTGTAGAAGGTTCTGGTTTTGCTGTAGCACTTCGTGTTGAAGATGGGGCAACTGAAACTGGTCCCTATTCATTAAAAGGATTTCAATTAGAATATCAATTAGGAGCGAGAAGGTAATGGGTGCAACATATACACGGCAATCTACGTATGCTGATGGGGACACCATCACAGCCGCCCACACTAATGACGAGTTTGACCAACTTGTAGCTTTTGCTGCTTCAGGTACAGGACACTCACATGATGGCACAGAGGGTGAGGGTGGTCCTATATCTGCATTAGCTTCAAACACTCTTACATTTGGTACTGGTGGTGATGTTGATATAGCGATAACCTTTGACGCAAATAGTAATGATGGTGTACTTACTTGGAAAGAAGATGAGGACTATTTTGAGTTTAGTGATGACATACTATTAGCAACTACAGAAAAAGTACAGTTTCGTGATACAGCAATATTTATAAACTCTAGCACTGATGGACAGTTAGATATTGTAGCAGATACAGAAGTACAGATTGCTGCGACAACAATAGATATAAATGGTAACGTAGATATATCTGGCACACTTACAATAGGCAGTGCAGGTATATCAGAAGCAGAACTAGAAATACTAGATGGTGCTACCGTTACCACAACAGAATTAAATATTATTGACGGTGATACATCTGCTGGCACAACTGCTGTAGCAGGTGGTGATGGTATTGTTACCAATGATGGTGGTACAATGCGTCAGACAACTGTTGATACATTTGATACCTACCTTTCACAAACTTCTAAAACACTTACCAATAAAACACTTACAACACCTGTAATTGCAGAGATAGACTCTGGCACAGATATAACTTTAGATGCAACTGCAGATATTAATCTTGATGCAGGTGGTGGTGATGTATTCTTAAAAGATGACGGAACGACATACGGTTCTTTAACTAACTCATCTGGCAACCTTGTAGTAAAATCAGGGACAACAACTGCCTTGACATTTTCAGGTGCAGATGCTACAATTGCAGGAGACTTAACTATATCAGGTGATGACCTGACAATGGGTACAAATACTGCAGGTCATCTTCTTATTGCTGATGGTACAAACTTTAATCCTGTTTCAGTAACAAGTTTATCCGAAATATCTACAGTTGCTAATGACGATGTATTTCTTGCTGTTGATACCTCTGGTGGTGGACTTAAAAAGATTACAAGAAGTGCAATTGTATCTGGTTTAGCATCATCTGGTGCAATATCAAATGTAGCAGATGATAGCACTCCGCAATTGGGTGGGTCACTAGATGTTAATGGAGAAGATATTGTATCTGTAAGTAATGGCAATATTACCTTAACTCCTAATGGTACAGGTGTTGTTCGTGTTGATGGCACTAACGGCATTGACATGGAGTCAGGTGCTATATCTATTAAAAACTCTGGTGCTGAGTCTTATGTAAGATTTTATTGTGAGTCTAGCAATGCACACTATACACAACTACAGGCTGCTCCTCACTCTGCTTATTCGGGTAATGTCACTGTTGTTCTTCCTGCATCTGCAGATACATTAGTAGGTCGTGCTACAACAGACACTCTTACAAATAAAACTCTTACTACTCCTATTATAAATGCTGGCGCACAGTTAAAGAATGGTGCAACAAGTGCTGGCTTCTTAGAGTTCTTTGAGGATAGCGATAACGGTACTAACAAAGTTACACTAATTGGTCCTGCGTCTACAGCAGATGTTACCGTGACACTTCCTAGTTCTGCTGGCACAGTAGCACTTACATCTGATGTACCATCTAGTGGTATATCCAGCGGTAATGTAGCTACGTTTGGTACAGGTGTTGCAGACAATGACTTCTTACGTGTAGATGGCACAACAATAGAAGGTAGAAGTGCTTCAGAAGTGTTATCTGATATAGGTATAACACTTGGTATATCTAGTGGTAATGTTCCTTCTTTTGCTAGTGGTGTTGCAGATGATGACTTTCTGCGTATTGATGGAACAACTGTAGAGGGACGGTCTGCATCAGAGGTTAGGTCAGACCTTGGTTTAGCTGCATCTGCAACAACAGATACAACTGATGCAAGTAACATTGATTCAGGCACGTTACCTAATGCTAGATTAGACCAACAATTACAAGATGTAGCTGGCTTGGCAGTAACTAATGGTAACTTTATTGTAGGCAATGGTTCTAATTTTGTAGCTGAATCTGGCTCTACAGCAAGAGCATCTTTAGGTTTGGCAATAGGTTCTGATGTTCAGGCATACAATGCAGACACTGTTTTTAAAGATGTAAACAATACTTTTACAGCAGCGCAACGTGGAAGCACCGACACAGATACTTCTAACAGCGGTTCTGTGACGTTAAACTTTAACACTAATCAAAACTTTGTTCTTACTTTGACAGGAAATGTAACACTTGCAAATCCTTCAACTGAAGCAACAGGTCAATGTGGTTTTATAATTTTTATTCAGGATGGAACAGGAAGCAGAACTGTAAGTCTTGGTACAGATTATGAAACAGCAGGGGGTGCAGGACTCACACTTTCAACTGCTGCAAGTGCAGTAGATATTGTTCCTTATGTTGTACAAAGTTCAAGTAATATTTTACTTGGCACACCACAGTTAGCATTTAGCTAGAGGTTTATATGTCTGGTACATTTGGTGAAAATGCATTAAATTTTTTTAGTGGCACTAAAGACTTTTACTCACATAAGATAAACCAATCGTTGCGGTTTGAAGATGGTGATAGCGCACAACTTGTTCGCACACCATCATCTAGTGGTAATACCCAAACTTTTACTTATAGTGGTTGGATTAAGCGTGGAAATGTAGCTAATTTATCGTACCCAATGACTTTACTTTCTGCTGGGCCAACAGGTTCTTCTGGCACAGATTCATTTTCTATTTTTTATACTGCTACTCCAACTGATGATTATTTAAGAGTTCAAGAGTACTCAGGTGGCGGATTTCAATTGGAACTTGAAACGAGTGCTTTTTATAGAGACCCTACTGCGTGGTACAATGTTGTAGTAAGCGTTGACACAACAAATTCAACAGCAGACGATAGAGTCAAAATATATATAAATGGTGAGGAAGTTACATCATTTGGCGATAGAGTAAATCCTTCTCTTAACTTTAACACAAATGTAAACAGCACCACCGCACATAGTGTTGGCGACAATTCTGGCACATATACTTGGTACTTCGATGGCTATATGGCAGAGATTAATTTAATCGATGGAACTGCTTTAGACGCATCATCATTTGGTGAAACAAAAGCTGGCATTTGGATTCCTAAGGATACATCTGGCCTAACATTTGGCACAAACGGTTTCAGACTAAAGTTTCAAGACAGTTCTGCACTAGGTGATGACACAAGTGGGAATGGCAATGATTTTAGTGTCACCAATCTTGCGGCAACAGATGTGGTGTTAGACAGCCCTACGAATAACTGGGCTACGATGAACCCCTTAAATGGGGACGGCGGTACAACTTGGAAAGAAGGAAACCTAGAACTTTCAACA